TAAAAAGATTGCTAATAAGTAAAATATTGATTATGTTACCAATAGAATTTTTAATACTATATCCTATGAGCATCCCAGTAGCATTTTTATTGCACAAGTTGTGGGCGAAGTTGACAAGAAAAAGAGTGGTAGATATGCCCGAGGCTAAACCATATCAATTTGAATATGATAAGCCCATTAAGAGTTTTAATCAAGTTACAAAACATTGGAAACAAGAAACAAAACGCATGTACAGAGGAGGGCAGTTATGAGCAACAATAAACCAAGTATTACATCGTCAGATAAATTAGAACAACTTATTAATAAGTTTGATGACTACGGATTAGTACACATTACTGAAGTAAGAAAAATTTCTGTTGAATTTGCAAATTTTGAAGCCAAAAAACTAATAGATTACATTGCAAAATCTATTGATGAAGAGTTAGAAAAAGATTTTATTGATGGTGATTTTATTAAATCTATTTATTTAAACTACTTAAAACAAAAATATGAGCAACAATAAACAAAGTAGTTTGGACAAAGAATTTGTACTCTACGAAGAAGCATTAGCACTTAAAGAAATTGGTTTTGACGAGCCTTGTTTTGGGTATTGGTATACCGAGCAAGAAGATTGTAAAAAAGTGGATGTTCAAATATCAACAGTTGATTTTCTTGGGGATGAGCCAGACTATATATTAGCCCCAACATTCTCACAAGCATTTAGATGGTTTAGAGAGAAGTATGGTAGATTAGGGTGTATTCAAAAATCAAGTGACAGAAGTAGTTTTATTTATTTTGTAAACGATAATATATTTGGTTATTATGATACCTACGAAGAAGCAGAACTTGCTTGTCTTAGAAGGTTAATTGAAATAGTAAAGGAGAAAACAATATGAGCAACAATAAACAACAAACGGCAGTGGAGTGGTTGGCAGAACAAATGCTATATCCTGAATTTGCAAATCCATATATTGAACAAGCCAAAGAAATGGAGAAGGAACAAATAACTAAAGCGTGGAAAGCAGGGGATGGGCAACACGATAAGGTCGCAGATAAATTAGCAGAACAATGGTACGAAAAAACATACGGAGGTAACAAATGACACCGAAAGAAAAAGCAGAAGTATTGATAAGTAAGTACAAAAAAGCACCTTTTAATTGCACTGATTGCGATATGCCTTATTGCGATGTACCATGTACACGATTAAGTTTACAAGAATCAAAGGAATGTGCATTAATTGCAGTTGATGAGATAATAAATTCAGAACCGAGAAAGCCAAGTGATGTTGATTGGGATGAGGTTGGAGCAACTCATCAATATTATTATGAGGCACAAATTGAAGAAGCTCAAAAATTTTGGCAAGAAGTAAAACAAGAAATAGAAAAACTATAACATACGGAGGAAACAAATGAGCAATAATAAGCAAGTACAAATGAATTACGCTATGTGTGCAGATTCAATTTATATGCAATTAAAAAAACAAGGACTTCAATTCAATAAAAAAGATTTTAATCAACTTGAAAAAGAAAGAAATTCCTTGTATAGATTAAGATTTGCAGATTATTTTTCAGATTCACTTTATGACAAAATGCTTTCAAAATTACACAATAGAGTGATGAAAACTTTAAATAAATTAATTAAAAACAACAAATGAGCAACAATCAACAAACTATGAAACTATACACAGAAGAACAAGTAAAGGATATGTTAAATGGTTATGGTAACTTTGAGGATATCACCCCCATCGAACTCCCAAGTGATGAAGATATATATAATGAAGCACAGATAAAAAAAGACAACATAAAAAAACTACCATTCGATAGTGCTTCATTTCAATTTGGTGCAATGTGGTTAAAAGACAAAATACAAGGAGGTAACAAATGAGAACTAATCAGTGTCAATTTGAACCATATAGTACAACATCAAGTTTACAGATATGTAAATGGTGTCATCGATTAAAAGGGGAACACGATAAAGATACTATGAGCAATAAGAAGAAGCAAAATAGCATAGATTGGCTGGTTGAAGAACTAAGGAAATACATAGAAGAACCTTGGAAGTATGTGCCTAAAGGCGGAAAAGAAGCAATTGTAGAACAAGCCAAAGCAATGCACAAGGATGAAATCATCAAAAGTTGGATGGCAACTGATAATGAGTTGCAAAGAATAAGTGCAGAACAATACTACAGCGAAACATTCGGAGGTAACAATGAGAATTGAACTCGTAGATTACGAACACACTTGCGCTGATGGTTGTTGCACAACATACGGATATGACGTGTATGTTAATGGTGAAAAAATTGGAAGCACCAACGGTTATGATGCCACAGACTTAGTAGAAGTTTTAAACCAAACATTCGGAGGTAACAATGATAAAGTTTGAACGAAAACACGGGTTATTCTGGAAAGTTGAGTATCTTGAAAACGTGCGAGAGTATGCCTATGTGATAAGCGATGGAGGTTATTCCGATAAATACCTAATTATTGATTGGTCATTATTCGGTGCAATTGACAATTTCAAACTTAAATTAAAACAGAAATATGGTATTAAATCTAAATAAAGCAATGGAGATGCGTAGAGGTACGCCAGTTATCTACACCAAGTTTGATTCGTTGGAATCATCTGAAATGAAATGGGTGGAACTACAATTCCATTCATCTGGACAAGTACGATGCATTGTGGAAGATGAGGACGGAAATCTTTGGTGGGGGTATATGGCACAGGTACACACTTTTGATGGGTATTAATTTTTATATTTAGAAAATAAAAAGTATATTTGTATATATGATAGACACGGATTCAGCATTGAGAGAGATATTCACCTATTACACCAATACTCAATTGGTAACAATGATGGGTGAGAATTATTACACCATTGCAACATGGCGATTCAAGTATAAGAAGAACGAATTGTCAATGGAAAAGAAGATTGAAATATTGACTAAACTGGACTTTAAAGTCGCTACAAACCTAACATGGCAAAAACCAATTAATTCAAAATAAACATGGAAAACATTAAAAATTCAAAGGTTACCCAAGTAAGCGGTAACGGAGTATGGGAATCAGCACAGTACGGCAAATTTTACAAGTTTGAGGTAATGTTTGAGAATGGTGATTCTGGGCAGTACATGTCCAAGGAAGAAAATCAAACCAAATTTAAGGTGGGTATGGATGCAGATTACACCATCACGTCCAAGGATGTAAATGGGAAGTTGTATTACACCATTAAGGCAGCCCAACAACAAAAACAAGGTGGGTGGAGTAAACCCGCAGCCGATCCCGAAAAAGAGGCACGTATTGCCCGAATGAGTGTATTAAAGGTTGCAACCGATATATACCTTGAAAATGATACTATGCAGATATGGGATATCATTCCATTGGCACAATCCTTTGAGCATTGGGTTATGACGGGGGAGAATAAGTTAAATGAACCCGTTAAACAACCAACCAAGGCACAACCCAAGGCAACCTCTGGAATAATAGATAATTTCCGTGAGGAGTCAATTAGGCACATGGAGAACGATAACGATTTACAATTTTAATTATGAATAGCATTATTGAACAATTAGACAAGGCGGTGTACAATGCCGTGAGTGGTAATACCAGTGCCTTTGATTTATATATTAATTTCATTGAGATTAAGGATTCGTTGGAAGAGCATATTGCAACGCTTAAAACCCATGCAATGGATGAGGCGATGCGATACAATGGACAAGTTCACATGGGTTACGAAATTAAAGTTGCTTCCGTAGGTGGGCGGTACAATTACGACCATATCCCCGAGGTTGTTGAATTGAAGAAACAATTAAAGAACTTGGAGGCATTGCACCAAACTGCATTTAAGCACCTTGAAAAGGGTGTGAGCATGGTGGATGAAGATGGTGTCCAAGTAGAACCCGCAACGTATAAGCCCAACGGATTAAGTATAATTTTAAAACAAGCCTATTAATATGAAAGCACATTTAAGAACATTATTGATAATAGTATATTTTTTTGGAATTGCTGTATTAATAACGATATCAATAGAATTTTTATTTGTATTGTTATTCTTGGTTTCATATTATTTAGTATATAATTTTATTAAGGATTATGAATAAAAAATGGGTGGTTATTACGCCACCCATTACTAAACATGGAAACCAATAATTATACTTTGCAAATATAAGAATAATTATTATATTCGTATTGTTAACTGGATTGAAACGGAATCCGAAAGTTAAAAGATATTTCCCCATTGAATCAGTGCGAGCCGTTTCCTCCATTGATTTGATGGGGTTTTTTATTTAACAAAAAAATGCAAAACACAGGCCAAATCATCAGGAGTAAAAAAACTGCAAAGGATCGGTACACTCCAATCAGTAATGACATTTTACAAAGCAACGAATTAACACCAGAGGAAAAAACAATTTTAATTTACCTATTATCCTTACCGAGTGATTGGGTAATATTAAAAAAGCAATTAATAGAATGGGCGAATTTTGGAAGAGATAGATTCAATAAGGCGTGGAAATCATTGCATGAAAAAGGCTACTTATTATCAATACGTATATTTAATCAAAATACTGGACAATTTGTTGGGTGGAATCATATTGTATATGAAATACCAGTTTTAGAAGATAACCGAGATACTGAAAATCCGAAAGTCGGTGATTCCGAAAGTCGGGAAATCCGAAAGTCGGAAAATCAGAGCATATATAAAGTAATAAATGAACAAAGTAATAATAGTACAAAAGAAATAGAGAGTGTACGTACACGCACACACACACAATTTATTCCTCCAACTTTGGAAGAAATACGGTTGCAGTTCCGCGAGTTGGATGCGGAGAGATTTTTCAATTATTACGAATCCAACGGGTGGATGGTTGGTAAAAACAAAATGAAGAATTGGAAAGCAGCGGCGGCGAATTGGTTAAATAAAGATAAAGCCAATAATACCTTTGTAAGTAGAAATATAGCAACTTTGAACGATGATTGAAAAGAATATATTAGCGTGTTTCCTGATGAGCGACTACGCAAAGACATTTTTACCACGGGTTAAAACACAATGGTTCACGGGGTGGCATCAAGGATTGGTTAAAACTATGCAAGATATGTACAACCAGAATCAACCTATTGGATTGCATACATTATATAGTTATTATCCCGATCGTGCCTATGATATGGCTAAAATTACCAATGGGTTTATGACTGATATTACCATTGAAAAGGAAATAATCCTCCTTGAAATGCAGTTTAACAAAAACTATTTGTTGGAAGAGATTACAAAAGTTCGTACTGATTGGGATTTAAAGGAGATACAAAACCATTTGGAAAATATCAATTTCAATAGCCGTATTCAAACCCGTAACGATATACAGAAAATGTCAACGGTTATGGGTAAAAAGGTGGATGAAATTGAACAACGTATTAAAACGGGCAACCACATGAAAGGTTTAAACACTGGATGGTTAAGTTTGGACAAATACATTGGCGGTTGGAATAAAGGTAACTTGGTAATTGTGGGAGGTCGCCCAGGGATGGGTAAATCTGCATTAGGTTTAAACTTCTGTATTGATGGTAGTAAGTACGCTAAATATGTATTTGTTTCGATTGAAATGAGTTCGGACGAATTAGCAGAAAGGGTGATTGCAGATATTAGCGGGATTGAAAATTATAAGATACGAAATGCAAAATTATCAATCGAGCAATTGCAAAATATTGCATCAGAAATTTATAACCAAAGTGATTTTCATTTGATTGATACCAAAGATAACAACGTATATAACATAATTTCGCTTTTAAAGGTGCATAGAGCGAAGTTTGGGGTGGATGTGGTAGTAATTGACTACTTACAGAAATTGGATGCGGGAGGAAAGGATTTAAGAACAAATGTAGGTTTAGCATCCACGGCATTAAAAAACTTTGCAAGAGAGTTAGGAATTACCGTTATTGCGTTGGCACAATTAAATCGTGATGGGAAAAATTCACGACCAGAACTAACCGAATTGAAAGAAAGCGGACAAATAGAACAGGATGCGGATGTGGTATTATTCCCATTCCGTCCATCATATTACGAGGAAATTAAACCCGAAGTTGAAGATTCAGTCGTTATAATTGCAAAGAATAGGCACGGAAGATTGTGCGATATTCCTTGTAAATTTTACGGAGGATTAACCCGATATAAAGAAAACATTTAAAACCAAATAATTATGTTACAACAACAACAACCCAAGGCGTACCTACCTACCAAGTTGACAGATGAGGTACGGAATTTATTAAATCTATTTCCCATTACACGGGATTCGGATTTCCGTCTAATTGCGATGTATTATCGCAGAAACTGCCCCGAGCCAGTGAGTTACATTACTGCCGATAAGTTTTTATACCATTTAGCCCATGGGGAGATGGCATCGCCTGCTTCCATCACAAGGGCAAGGCGTAAATTGCAGCAACATTACCCAGAATTAAGAGGCAAAAAATGGAACGATCGTCAAGAACGTGAACCAGAAGTTAGGGAAGAAATGAGGGGGGGTATATGAAAGCAATATCAACACTAATTGATTGGGTGGAGGAAGTTAAGAATTGTAGCCCAGAATCCCAATGTTTCATTGATGCCAATGAGATATTAGAACATGCCCGTAGGTATGAGATGGACGATGAAATTCAGGTAATAAAATACATGAATATTTTGTCCGATATCATTAAAGCCCATCCCGATATAACGGTGGAAGAGATACAATACGAGATTGGCAGAATCAAAAACATATTGATGTGAGGCATTTAGAATCTAAATTACAGATTCATTGCGTTAAATGGTTTAGGTACGAACACCCCGATTTGGTTTTGTTTTCAATTCCGAATGGGGGTTATCGTACTGCCATAACTGCGAAGATTATGAAAGCCGAGGGGCAACTGGCGGGAGTGGCGGATATTTTCCTAATGTACCCCAACAACCAGTACCATGGATTATGGATTGAATTAAAAACCGATAAAGGCAGACAAAACGAAAACCAAAAGTTATTCCAAGCCAAGGCAGAGCAATTTGGGTATAAGTATTCCATCGTGAAATCTTTTGAGGAATTTATTACAACCATAACCGAATATTTAAAATAAATTGTTTATTTTGCAAAATCAAAAAAGGTGTTAACCCTTGAAATTATAGCAAAGGATGAAATCAAATGGCGTAAAATGGCTAACTACCTTGGTGCGAGATGGGGTGATATTGATGATTGTGTACAGAATATGTATTTGAAATTAGCCGAAATACAGGAAACAGAGGGTTCATTGCAACGATTGGAAACACCAGCAGGTGGGGTTAATACATTTTACATTTTTAAAATTCTACAATCGGCAGTAATTAATGTATATCGTGCAGAGAATAAGGTATATGATCATGAGGCACAATTTAACCCAATAGAATCACCCGAAGAGTCCGAATACAGGTATCAACAATTAATGGCACGGATTAAGGAGGTAATAGACACTTTGCACGAATACGACCAAATGATATTGGAATTATATTTTGTCTATGGGCATTCGTTACGGCAAATTGAAAAGCGTACAGGCATTACCGTTACATCGGTTTACAATACCCTAAAAAACGCAAAGCAACACATTAAAAACCATTCAAAAGAATTATATGAGCAATACATACAACAGAAAGCAGACGAAGAAACCATCGCAAGGTTTGGGGGATTCAGTAGAGAAATTCACGAAAGCGACTGGGATTAAACTGGATATTCCAATTGTCAAAATTGATGGCATGGATGTCAAAGAAATACCAAACTACGAAGGGTATTATATTGCCAAAAATGGAGATATATTTTCTACTCGTGGTAGATGGAATCCCTCAATACCAAAAAAATTAAAACAAACTTTACAAAATGGATATCCATCAGTAAGTATATATAAAACAGGCAATAAAGGAAGTGGTTATGGTGATACATTATATGTGCATCGTTTATTAGCAGATGCATTTATCCCGAAAATAGATGGCAAAACATTTATCAACCATAAAGATGGCAATAAGACAAATAATGAATTGAGTAATTTAGAATGGGTTACACAACAAGAAAATAATTTACATGCATTTCAAACAGGGCTTATGACACAAATGAAATATACAAAAGAACAATATCTTGAAATATTAGATAGATATCATGTAAAAGGAGAGAGGCAAAGTGATATTGCAAGAAGTATGGGTTTGCCCAAAGATGTTGTAAATGATTTAATCAGTAGAGGCAGAGGAATCCCATCGCAAGGATTCGGAGATGATATAGAAATATTTTTAAAAAAGCCATTAATTAAACCGATAACAGAAAAAGTAAAAAAATTAATTTGGAAAGATTCAGAGGATTGCGGATGCGAGGAACGCAAGGTTAAATTAAACGCACTATTCCCACGTAGGCAACCATTGTGCATGACGGAAACCGAATATAATTGGTGGAGTGCATTTAGGGAACGCAACGCCACAACCATCCAACCCGATGAACTGGATGTAATATCGGCAATGTATTCACGTATCTTCCAAAAGCGTAAAGTGTACCGACCATGCACCTGCAACCCAAACGCATGGCAAGAGATAATTAACCATTTAAACTACATTTACGATACCTATTAATGGCAGAGAAAGCAATTGTAACCCGATCGTATAACTACAATAGATGGTATTGGGCGGTGTGGTTTAAAGGGGTACGCCATGGATTGTATGAAACCAAGTTAGAGGCACAAGAAAAAGCAAAACAATATGAGAAAAGAAATAGTATCAATCAGTCGGTTGAGCAACAACAAGGGGCAAATTGAGGGATTACCCAAAAACCCGAGGTTTTGTAAAGACCACAAATTTTTTCAATTAAAACAATCCATCAAGGAAGACCCCGAGATGCTTGAATTGCGTGAAGTTATTGCCGTGGATTACAATGGGGAGTTAGTAGTTATTGCGGGTAATATGCGTTTGAATGCGTGTTTGGAATTGGGTATAAAGGAAGTACCATGTAAGATATTGCCCCAAGATACGCCCATTGATAAATTGAAAGCGTACACCATCAAAGATAATGTTGGATTTGGGGAGCATGATTGGGATGCATTGGCAAACGATTGGGATGTGGAAGAGTTAGCCCATTGGGGATTGGATTTGCCTTTGGATTTTGAGGATGAGGCATTGGAGGTAGATGCCGTTGAGGATGACTATGAAATGCCCGAGCAGATTGAAACCGATATTGTGTTGGGTGATTTGTTTGAGATAGGTGAGCATCGTTTGTTGTGTGGTGATTCAACGGATAGTGATGCGGTTGCAAGGTTGATGGATGGACAAAAGGCAGACATGGTTTTTACCGACCCGCCTTATAAAATAGAAACCGAAGGCGGAGCAAAGGGAAGTATTGGTGCTGGACTAAGGAAGCAAGGCAAAGACATTGAATTTATTTCAAACTTTGAACCATCAGAATTTTTACAAGTTTTGCCATTAGTGTTTGGTAAAAATATGAATGCGTATATTTTTTGTAATAAAGAGTTATTGCCTGATTATTTAGTTTGGGCAAGAGACGCTGGGTATTCATTCAATGTTTTAATTTGGAAAAAGCCAAACGCAATTCCAATTGGGGATTCTCACAGACCCGACATTGAATATCTGTTGTTGTTTAGAAAATCAGCAATTTGGAATAATGGATTAAAAGATGTTAATTATTCACGATGTTTGGAATTTGGTCGGGAAAGCGGATTGCACCCGACAATGAAGCCAATTGAATTAATTGCAAATGAAATGAAGATAAGTTCCCACGCAAATAGTTTGGTGTTTGATTTCTTTTTAGGCAGTGGTTCAACAATGGTTGCATCACACCAACTTAAACGCAAATGCTACGGAATGGAACTTGACCCAAAATATTGCCAAGTGATAATAGACCGAATGAAAAAGTTAGACCCAACAATAAAAATAACAAAGAACGGACAACCTTATGAAAGCGTACAGGCACCCAAGTAAACAATTACCCACCGAGGGATTACACGTATTAATCGTGGATATATACGACAATAAATTTATTGCCTATTACGATGGAGAGGATTGGTTTGATGCCCATACCGAAGAACATATCCAACACGTTGAATGGTGGATGTATATTCCAATAACACCAAGCGAATGAAAGTTTGTGTAATAATGGATGGCATGAGTGCGGTAACGTACCACCGATTGGCAATGCCATTTGCCATGATACGCCATTTTGGACAACTGGATGTACACTTTGCAATCACCCAACCCGATATCGAAAAGGTAAACGCAAAGGATTATGATGCCATTGTAATATCTCGATTCCTACGATACAATACCAAACTTTTGGTAGAATGTAAAAAGCATGGCACCAAATTAATCGTGGACAATGATGATTTTTGGAGTATTCCCAAGCACAACCCTGCATACAAGATGTATCGCAAACACGCCAAAGATGCGGTGATAAATGCCATTAAACATGCAACCCGTGTAATAACCACCACCCCACAATTGGCAGAAAAAACAAAGGAGTTGAATCCCAATGTTTATATTTGTCCAAACGCATTGGATTTGGAAGAACCCCAATGGAATGCCACGGCAGCCCATCCGTTTACCATCGGTTACGTTACGGGTTCATCCCACCTTTATGATGTGAAATTATTGGAGGGGCAGATGGATAAGATTTGCACCCAGAACAATACCAATTTTTTATTAGCAGGTTACGCCCCCATGCATCCAATATCAATGCAGATGGAATACTACATTACCCAAATTAAAACGGAACGCCCTACATGGTTCTATATTGGCGAGGGGGTGAATGTATTGAACTATGGTAAGTATTATTCATTCATGGATGTAGCCATTGCCCCACTGGAAAAAGACCAATTCAATAAATACAAATCCGAATTAAAGATTGTGGAGGCAGCCGCATACAAGTTACCCATCTTCGTATCGGATGTTGATCCATACACAAACCACCATGATAACAAGGGTGTGATATTCATAAAAAACAACGATTGGAGCGTAATGAATGAGTACCTATCCAACAAACCACTACTCAAAGAATTAGGGCAACACAATTACGATTATTGCCTCAAACACCATAATTTGCATACAATAAATGAAACCAGAATTAAAGCGATTACAGATTGAACGGGCAACCATTGCCGATGATGAATACACCCAATCCAAAACCATCCGAGTTTTGCAATCGGGGCATTTAGGGGATTTGCTTTACTCAATGCCATGGGTTAAACGTGCATCCGAGGTAAACAATGCAAAGGTGGTATTCAATGTTGGATTCAATGAGGTATCGGGAACGCCCAATCACCCAAGTGGTAGATTCTGCATAAACGATAATACCTATAACTACATCAAACCATTGTTGGAATATCAATCTTATATTTCCAAGGTTCAAAAACATGACCATCAATTGGTAGATTACAATTTTGACCAATTCCGAAGAATGGGTTTGAATTTAGCCGCTGGGGATTTAAAAAGAAACCATGGATATGTTTACCCCGAATTACAACACGATTTATCCGCCCCATGCATACAAGCCCCCACAAATAAACAATACAAGAATATTATCGTTATTAATTTAACGGATAGATACAGAAACCCCAAAGTGGATTATCGGGTATTAGGGAATTACCATATTGTCTTTGTTGGATTGGATCACGAATACGATAATTTTTGCCAAAAATATTATTTAAAACCCGAACTCATCATCATTGAAAATGCATTACAGATGGCAACCATACTTAATTCTTGTAAGTTATTTATTGGGAATCAATCCTCCACCTTTGCCATTGCAGAATGCTTAAAAATAAATAGAATGTTGGAAGTATATACACCATGCCCAAATGTAATGCCTATGGGGGCAAATGGGTACGATTACATCAACCAACATGGATTAGAAACCTTGTTAAAAAAATTGACAAAGTAATTGGAAAATAATTCGATAATTATGCCAAACGAACAGAACTTAATACCACCACCACAACCAGGGGAAGTACGCAACCCCAATGGCAGACCCAAGGGCAGCAAGAACCGTAGTACCATAGCCCGTAAGTGGTTAGAGGCAATGCAAGATTCCAAAAACCCAATTACTGGCGAATTGGAACGATTAACCCAAGAAGATATCATGACATTGG